AACCTTTTGCCCTTATCCGGATGGTTTATTGCTCCTGCAATTTGTACCCAATCAAATATATGTGAAGATCCCATGACAATTTCTTTTGACATTGTTCCAACTCCAGAGTGGAGCCTTAAATCGTCTGACAATAATAGAATTTTTTTCTTTTTTGGCTGTATTGGACTAAGCCTGTTAAGTTGTGGCAACTTAATTTCGTTCATAACCTTTTCTCCTTAAATTTACTTCTTTATTAAATATAATCCTGCTGTGTCGACTTTATTCTTAAATTCCAAATCATCTAAATATAAAACCAAACATCTATTTACTAGCTTTTGAAAATTCATACCGTTTTCTAAGCACACATGCTTAAATTTATTTTGTACTTCAATATTTATCTTTACAGAGGTTAACCTTGTTTCATTTTTCATAATATATTCTTTTACCTTTTACTTTCCTAATATATATAAATATATGAATATATTTAGAAAGTTAAGTTATTACAATACATTTTTTGTTAAATTTTTCAGCATACGCTATTGCACTAGCTGCCTTTGGGGCTGGATCTCCTTTAGGGATAAAAACTATTAATCTATCAACCAAGCTTGAAAGTATCTTGTTTCGTACATGGAAATTTCTTATAGAATAAGGCTTTCCATACCATTCTTTTCGCATATATGAATATAAATTTTTTGGTGTATGGGATGGGTTAACTTCTATGTATTCACAATCAAATTCCAATGCATATTTTTTAGCATACTTGTCTGCACCATTTTGATTATCTCCACCGCCAACTATGATTAAATCATTTCCAAACTTTTGTTTTAGCATAAAAACAGTTTCTTTGATCTTTTTTTTATTCTCATAGTGCATACTACCTATTAGTCCTATTTTCATTCAGCAATTCTGTTGGCTTTTGGACAAAGATCTTCCCTATCTCTATACTCACACCATTTACAGTTTGCTTTCTTTATTCCAGATGTTGCAGGATAATTTGCTTCTTTATCATGTTTACCTTCTGGAGTAAATGCATTAGATATAAAACTATCAAGTTCTCGCATAACTTTGTTTAATGAAGGTTTTCCTGCTGATGGTCGTACTACCTGTATTCTTTTTTGTGGAAAGTCGCAATTTTCCCAAAGCTTTCTTTTACAAATAAAATATTCTACTTCAATATCTTTCTCATCTACATTATACTGTTTTGCAAAGAATTTTTTATATAGTCGAAGTTGGTCTCCATTTTGGCTTTTTTGGGCTGCTTTCCATCCTCTAGTTGACGTTTTTATGTCGTAAATTTTAATTTTGTCATGCTCTTTCATTACGATATCTAAGAATCCCATTAACATTACATTTTCATTAGATTCTGTAGTGTGTAAAATGGGCATTTCTATACCAACTAGTTCAGTATTCTTCTTTGCAAAATAAGCTCCTCTATTCTTCTTAAACCAATCCATTATTTCAACACCATCTTGGTAAAATTCTGCTAGTTGTTCTGGATCTGAAAAATCTTTGCCACATTCTTTTACAACCTTTGCATATTCTGTACGCATAGAGGTTAATAAGATATTGTTTACATCTAACTTTTCTGCTGCAACTATTGATTCCTTATACATGGTATCTAAATATGTTTGCATTGTTTCATGAAAGGCTGTACCGAATATTAGAAATATGGAAGGATCAAACGATGTTTCCTTATCTATATACGCTAGTTTCCATGATTTTGGACAGTTTTTATATCTGGAAAATTGACTGTATGATACAGTTTTCTTTCCCATCATACGAGCCTTGATGGCTAAATCTTTTGGTGTTTTTAATTGCATATATAAATATAATAAAAATAATTGACATAAAAAAATCTGGTAACTACTATTTACCAGATTTTTCTATATTGTTAATAAGTTTGTCAAGATATCGCTTTGCCTTATGCAAATCTTCTATCCCATTTTTGTGCTTCCATCTAGTAACATACTTAATAATGTTTCCTTCAAAGAAGTCAAGCTTTTGTGAATATGCGTACTCCCACATTTCAATACCCTTTGTATAGTGATTTGGATGCTTTATGTTATCCGCCATACAACTATGCTAATGGTGAAGCTTGTTCCTTTGGTAGTAAATCATCATTAACATGTCCACAACTACTACACTCAAATACCGGCATTGGTAAAAAACTAGTGTTTCCTGATGGGGAAATAGCTGCTGATACTTTCTTTAATAATACTACTTGTCTGAATGTAGGGTTTTTACATTCATCACATACCACATCTGGTAAATCTTGCGGTGTCATTCCTTTTAGTGCGTTTCCTATATTTTCCATATTTTCTCTTATTGTCCGATACCAAATCCACCTGTTCCTAGGTTTGGTTCTTCATCATTATTTGGTTTATTGGTAATTATACATTCAGTCAATAGCATTGTTCCTGCAACTGATGCTGCTTTTTCTAAAGCTACTCTGGTAACCTTAACAGGATCGATAATTCCTGCTGCAAACATATCGACTACTTCGTCTTTACGTGCATCATATCCCCATTTCATATCTTCCATTGTATTTACAGGATTCTTTCTATCTGCCTTTATTTTTAACTTATTCCATATAACATCTGGAGTTAAACCTGCATTTTGCATGATGGCATCAAATGGTGCTTTACATGCATTAATTACAATATTTATACCAGCTTCTTGGTCACTATTTTCACCTCCAACTGGAATTTTTCCCATATCTTCATCTACTAACCATCTTAAAGCCACTCCACCTCCAGGGATAATTCCTTCATCTAATGCAGCTCTAGTTGCGTTTAATGCATCTTCAACTCTATCCTTCTTTTCTTTCATTTCGAGTTCTGATTCTGCTCCAATTTTAATTAGTGCAACACCACCAGATAGTTTTGCCAATCTTTCCTGTGCTTTTTCAATATCATAAGGAGAGTCTGCTGAATCAATCGTTGCCTTGATTTCATTTACTCTAGCCTCTATATCGTCTATATTTCCAGCACCGTCTACAATTGTAGTGTATTTGTTGTTTATTGTAACCATTCTAGCTGTTCCGAACATTTCTTCGGTAACACGATCTAGTGTCATTCCTTTTTCAGTACTAACAACAGTTGCTCCTGTAAGAACAGCGATATCTTCTAAAACTTCATCACGCCTTTTTCCAAATTCAGGTGCCTTTACTGCTGCAACTTTCATTGTTCCTCGCATTTTATTTACAATTAATGCAGCTAAAGCTTCTGATTGAATGTCTTCGGCTATTATTAATAAAGGCTTGTTTTGTTGGATACAAGCTTCTAACATTTTAATAATACCCTTTATTGATGATATTTTTTTATTAAATAATAATATCCAAGGGTTTTCCAATTCAACTTGCATTGCATTATTATTTGTAATAAAATATGGAGAAAGATAACCTCTCTCAAATTGCATTCCTTCTACAGTATCTAATGTTGTTTCAGCTGTTTGTGATTCGTCTACAGAAACTACACCTTCTCTACCAACTTTTTCCATAGCTTCTGAAATTAGTTTTCCAATGAACTCATCATTGTTTGCAGATATCATACCTATTTCTGCAATTTCTGAGGAATTCTTGACTTCTTTTGCAAGATTTGATAAATCTTTAGAAAGTTGGACAACTGCTTTATCTATTCCTCGCTTAAGGTCTATTGGGTTTGCTCCGTTTGTAATGTGTTTTAATCCATCAACATACATTTGTCTGGCCAAAACTGTTGCTGTAGTTGTTCCATCACCAGCTTCATCATTAACTTGATTAGCTACTTCTTTTACCATTTGTGCGCCAGCATTTTGTAGTGTGTTTTCAAGTTCTACTTCCTTTGCAACAGTTACTCCATCCTTTGTTGATGTAAATTTTCCAAATTCTTTTTCAATAACCACGTTTCTACCTTTAGGTCCAAGTGTTGCTGAAACTGCATCTGCTAGTGTGTTCACTCCTATTAATAACTCTTGTCGAGCATCTTTTCCGAATGTTAAATCTTTCTTTGACATTATTTGTTCTCTTTAAATATTAAAAATAATTCTGCTTCACTGATGATTAGAAATTCCTCTCCGTCTATGTCTACAGCTTTTGCTGCAAATTTAGGATATAATACCTTGTCATCTATATTACATTGAATTGGTATTTCAGTTCCAGATTGTGTGATAATTGGTGGGCCGATTGAAACTACTTTAGCTTCATTTGCACCTTCTTGTGCAATGTCTGGCATAATAACACCACCTGCTGTTTGTTCTATTGATAATTTTTTGAGTAAGACTTTACCCGCTATTGGTTCTACATTCATAACCTTTTCTCTTTTTTTAATTGTGTTTATAACCGTTTATATAATATAAATATAAATTATGTTGTTAATAATGCATTTTTTCGATATGTTTCTACTAATTTTTTTACATCTTCAATCTTATCAAACTCATCTAGTTGGTCTAATACTTGCTTTTTAAAGAAGGTTTCATAATCTAACTCAAACACATCTTTTCTTTCATCTATTAAGTGTAGATCTTCTTCATTTAGGCAAATTGCTTGTTGTCTTTGTTTTATTTTTAAGTCATCTTGGCAATTACTCTTTATATAAAATAATAGTGGAGTATCTGTGTGTGAGATTGATGTATTAAGTTTATCATTTGCCCAAAAGGATGCTTTAACATGTTGAGGCATAGTTTTATTGTACATATCAAATGCCTTTGTAAACTTCTTATTTATTCCCATAAGCTTATAATCTACTGTTTCTATTTTTGTTCTTAAAAGTGTCAAGTGCTCCATTGATAGTGTACCTCTAACAGCAAACTCTGCTATTTTATTTAGTGCGCCTTTCATAAATTCAGGAGTATCTTTACGAATAATATTCATACCTCTAATGTATTTTTTTCCAGTATCTTTAATAATAGAATAGTATCTCTTTTTAGAATCTCCAAAGTATATGTATTCTAGATTATACTCAAACTTTAAATCCATATGCATATATCCTTCATCTACTCCTGGATTATACTTATCAACTAGTTCTTTCCGTAGCATATCATTAAACTCAACAAGTGTTTGCTTCATTTCTGGTTCTGACTTTCCATTAGATTTCACAAATATAGAATCTGTATCTCCATATAGTACATAGTGGTCAAGGTTTTGAAACTTTAATGATGCAAATTTAAGCGCTTGTCTAGCAAAGAAAGTAATACCATCTGCACATTCAGGCCTATAAAGTCTAAAGAAGTTGAATCCCATTGCACCATATGCCGAGTTGAGTACAAGTTTGTATGCTTGTTGTCTTTTGTCCATTGCAATTGCTTCATCACCTGTGAATTCACCTGCATTTAGTGCCCTATTTACTTCTACTCGCTGTAAAAATAATTTTCTTAATACAGTTGGAAGTAAACCTACTTTGTATGTATGGTCATAAAATAAATATCTTTCGCCAAATAATTCAGGTACACCATTTATTTTTGGAGTACCAGTATCAATAAATCCTATTCCATCATCCTTTAGTTTTTGAATTACATCTTCTATTTTAATTCCCATTTTCTTACAAGACTTTTCTGAAACTATAAATGTTTCAGGGCTAATATTAAATGCCATAATAGAAGTAGGATACAGAGAAGTATAATCCATTACTGTAACATCTTCATGTACACCTGGTTCTCTTGGATTAAAAACTATTGCTCCTGCAAATGGTTGCCTTGCTCTAGTATGTCTTGTTGGAAACACAATCTTTCCATGGTTTTCTTTTAATATATAGTTATCAACAACCATTGACTTGTGGAATGTACCACCTAACGTGTCAGTATGTGCGATCTGTTGAAGTGTAGTATATAAATCGAATATCTGTATTTTCTTATCCATTTCGGCAAGAATTTCAACATCTCTAATACCATACTCAATAAATCCTTTATAGTTATCTAACCAATCTCTCCAAGTTACTTCTGTGAGTTTGTCTAGATCTTTATCGCCAATAATTTCTTTTACTGCTGTTGCAAGTTTCCAGTTTGGAAGATTATATCCCATATCTTTTACTGCATCCATCATGTCGACATGATCTAAACCTTTAATGTTTATTCTCCAATATTCACCACGTTTTTTAATGTAAACATCCTTTAACGGTGATAAATTTTCATATGGAAGACCTAATCTTTTACATCTATTTATGATATATGGAAGGTCATATCCTGCTGAATACCATCCTGTAATAACATCGGTTTTCATTATGCCTAACAGTTCAATAAAGCTTAATAAAACTGTTTCTTCATCTTTACACAACATATAATTTACATTGCCTTCTTCAGTTATTTTTGGCTGTTCATAGTCTTTTGTATGTTCTGGATGCCAAGATATTACCCAATATTTTTTATGAATATTTGAGTAACAAACAACAGAAGTTACTGGCATCATAGCCTTGTGAGGCATATTTGCTTTAGGTTGTTCAGGATCAAACCATGTTTCAATATCAAAATACATAATGTGTCGCTTTTTTGACCATTCTAGCTTTCTATCTAACATGTATTTGAATTCTGGAGTAACATCTGCTTGGTGAATTCTATCTGGATATTTTTTTACTAGCTCATTTTTAGCTTTAATAGCCGTATAGTACACCTTGTACACTTTGTCTCCATATAGTGTATCATATAAGTCAGTTCGTTTACAATCAAACTGTCGAATATCTAGAATGTCATCTATGTGTTCAGCTGAGTAAAAGAAATAATCCTTTATTCTATCTACTTTTACGCCTAGTCTGTCGTCTCCTTCATTGTACCCAAACTGGTACATATTAAAGAAGCCTTTGTCGAACTTGCTTGATAACCTTGATAATTTCATATAACGTTTCTTTTATTTATAGTATAAATATAACCAATTTTGTTGACACTGGAAAATCCTGCGTCATTATTTTAAAAAAGTTATTAACAATTATTTTGTTCCTGTACTTCCGAAACCGCCTTCACCTCGCTTAGATTTTTCAGTATATAAGTTTTTTGGTTCTACTTCAACTGGAATTGCATAATTAACTGGTAATAAAACAAACTGTGTTATTTTGTCTCCTCGTTCAATTATTTGAGGCTGATTTCCTGTGTTTGTTAGGTTCAAGTGAAGTTCTCCTTGATAGTCTTCATCTACTACACATGCACCAACATGTAAATTTTTCTTGACAGCTATTCCACTTTTATTAAATGCTATTAGTACGTGGCCGATTGGTAAACTTACCTTAATTCCACTTGGAATAAAGCATGATTCTCCAGGTAATAATACCGTTGTTGTAAATTCATCAGGAATAAAAAAGTCTATTCCTGCACTTTGTTCTGTTCCTCTTGATGGGCTTTTTACATTTTTTACTTTTACAAATTTTAGTTCTGAAACCATTGTATTCTCTCTACTTCTCTATTTTCTAATTTTGATTCTAATATATTTACAAATGACTTGTAATATTGTTCTTTTGACATTTTTCCAGTCGCATCTTCATATTGTCGGTTTATAATTTCGTCAAACGCGTTTGGATTTTGTTTGAGATATTCTAGTCTTCCAATAACTTCTGATTTTGAACTAACATAATTGAATTTTTTTAATACTGTGTCATTAAATATTCTCATTTCAGGATCATATCCTACATCGATAAACGATATCACATTTCCAATTATTGATTCGTTAGTTCTATTTGATATTGCAGATCCTTCATATAACTTATCACTAATTGTTACAGTTGCCCTTGATGTTTGCATTCTATCAAAGAATTCTCTGTGTTTTACTTTTTTGCTGATGAAGTCAGGATATTTCATATCAACTGTTTTTCTTTTGTTAAAGTGTTCTGGCTTTAGATTTCCAAACATTTGTATATTTAGGTGATCAGGATAATCAAAATAGTATTCAATCATTTTATCTTGTCTATGTCCTCCTCTAAAAGTACCACCATAAATTAAATCTAACCATCTATCTTCTTGTTGAACAAATGGAATTGGTTGATATTCGTGAATTATAAAGTCTTGTAGTGGAAAATAAATAATATCAGCATATAATATTCCTCGTTTATCTAAATATTTTGATTGTAGTGTTTCCATGTTATATATTTGAGATATCATAATAATGTCTTCTCTAACTACTTCAATTTCATCTCTAGTATACTGGTTATCCCATTTATATTGTACTTGTTTTTTCTCAACATTTGGCCATAGTTGTTGCAATGGTAATAGCCAATCGGTTAAAAAATAAAATACCGGACATTTTGACTTGTTTATAAATTTATATGCCATTAAGTCACCTCTTGCTTCTTGGCCACCATAAAAGTTTGCATTACCATTAAATACTAATAGTGCATCATATTCAGTAAAAGAGTTATCTGTAACTTCTGCTAGGTCGTGAAATGTTGCATGGGGTAAAGGTATCATACTTCTAGTTCTAGTTGTATGGTAATGAACGTCGTGGCCACTGTCAGCTAGCATTTTCGTTACAACATTTATTTCATCAGTAAGGATACTACCATTGTTTGCATTAATGGTTGCACCTATTTTCATAATATTTATTTTCATTGTTTTTTCTCCTTAATGTAATTGTCTAAAGCTCCTATGTAGGCGACACAATCTAGTAAATTGTCTTCTCTATAATTGTAAGAGTGTCTGGATAATTTCAGTGCAACTAGTGCTGAATACATATCTTCTGCATTAAAGTCTTTTCCTGTCATGCCACTTGCTATTTTTGCTGCTCGTTCCATGCCTTCACTAAAAGGTCCATATTGTCTTTCTTTTTCTTCTGATCTGTGATTAACCACGTTATCCGCTTGTTTTAATATTGATTCTTTTATTTTGTTCTTTTTCATATATGGTAGTTTCTTTGTTTTGGTTTAAATAATTTCGACATCTGATTCTTAGTAAATGCCAATAGCTCTATCTTGGTTAAATCTTCTGTTGGTAGAGACATATTGTTTTCGTTAATATATTGTCTAGTTATCCAAGGCTGTAATTTATATGATGTGTTTTCACTAAAACAATTATCACCAAGGATATTATCTCTCATATTATAGTGTTGTTCATATAAGTGTAGACTTCCTGCATGGTGGTGATATGCACCTAATTTTAAATCAGGATATATTGTTCTTAGTTCATTTAGCATAAGTTGTTGAAACAGTGCAAAGTTAAATATGTCATTGCAAAAACCAAATATAATATCATTTGATCGCATATTTACACCCAAATGAAGTTTATTATCTCTAATAAAAAATTGTAAATATTGTGTACACGGAAGATCTTTGCTATTTTTGGTTTTGTGATGGGGTTGGTGAATTACAATTGTACATCTTCTAGAGTCCTTATCATTTTCTAGTTCACGTAGTATCCAATCCCATTGTTCTCCAAGGATATATGTACCATAGTTAGACTCTACTTCTTTTTGTTCATCTTGAATTTTTAACCAAATGTTTGCACATTTTCCAATATTGTTTGTTTTTCTATGTCCTGATAGGTACCATAAAAATTCCAATACTGAGTAAATTGGACTAAACTTTCTAGATGGATGGTTAATGGAAAGTTTTGTTGGATCTGATATTTCCATAGATTGAAATAATAATTCTGTTTGTGAACTATTATTGCTCATTACGCTATTACCGTCGTAAGTAATGTCCTGTAATTTAGACTGAAAACAGTCGTGTAAATTTTCGTATTTTTTCATATATATTAATATAATAAATTTTCTTGACCTGGAAAAATTATTTTATGGTTTTTTTCATCATCTCCGTAGTATTCAATTAATGAATTACATCTACGAATGACGTGTCCAAATCCAACTGAATTATTCCATTCAGAACATTTTCCAAGTAAGTCGATTCCTGCAACCTTTGCTATTCCTAGCGTATTTGTTATTTGTGATTCTTCCGTGTATTGTAGTACTGTGTTTTCTTCTATTTTGTCGTCAAAAATTTGCTTAAGTGATTCATACACAATAGTTTCGTTGTGGTATACTTTTCTAAACCATGGCTTTCCAACCGTAGCTATTTGGTCAAATATTTTTGATATTTCAATATCATTTTCATTTTCTAGTTTGCATGTATAAACATACTTATCTACTACCGGCATTTTAAAAGTGCCAATATGTGCATAGTTTTGTTCAATAGAATATTCAACAGTCTTTTTAGAATCAAGACTCAACAAGCTGGGTAAATCACCGGTATACAATAATCTATCGTATACATATTCTATTCCACCTTCCAATTTTATTAACCTTTGTGTTGCGTCTATTTCTGTTATTGTTGTTTCTTCAACCTTATCTTTGGTTAACTTACGTAGTTCGTCATATAAAATAATCAAGGAGTTTATTGGAGATTCTCCATTTATAGAAATTACGTCTAAAGATTCTGAAATAGTTCTAAGGTATTCCTTTTCAACATTTACTTTTCCTCTAGTGTATAATTTATATATTTGGTCAAAGTTCTTTGGTTTGACTGCGGAAAGGGTTGCACGCATATCATACATAGTTCGCAATTCATATTTTGTAAGTTTTGCTCCTGGAAAAACTGATTTTACAAAATCTAGACAATAATACGGAATATAAAATGTTTCTATGTTTAAAATATCCAAGTCTGGTGAAGATGATTTCAAGTGGCGAACATTTGGCAATAGATAAGTTGCCATTGTTGCTACTAAATTATTTCCTATAACGTATTTCATTTTTTTAACCAATTATTTAATTCAGATGTTGATGGCAAGCGAAGAACTTTATCGCATCGCAGACAAGCAATTCTAACATCATTGTTTGCTAACGTCTTTATACATTCAGTATCATGATTACAGTCATCTTGATACTTAGTTATTTCCCCTTTTAGACGGTGGAGCTGGTTGTTCAGTTCGGTTATGTTTTTCATACGGACAATGTCTACACCCGGAACCACAACAGGTTCCTCGCCTTAAATGATAATGTTCAGTCATTACCATTATTCCTTCATCCCAGTAAAAATCTTTAGGGTGAAGTTTTGGTTTTATAAACTCCTTAATGTATAACTCTTGTATCCAATCTCTACGTAATTTCACAACTACCTCCTGAACAAGCCAGTTCTCCAGAAAGATTTGTATTATCATCTATTTCAACAACCTTTGATAAATCAACATCACTTAATGATTTCATCATTTCATCGTATTTTTCCTTTGTAATATCTTCAAAGGGTGCTTGTGTATAAGAACCTCCATCATATGGCAATACAGCTAATCCATTATAATAGTTTCTATTTTTCCACATCCATTGTCCTGCTAGTTCCCATTCATCATTTTTTAACGATATTGTTGCAGATACATTATGAGAGTTAGAACCTTTTCTATGTCCTGGTACTACCCAGTCAGATGCTACCTTTTTAACTCTTTCTAGTGTACTAAATGGAGACTCTGTTCTTAATATAGATCCAGCTGGTGATTTTTGAGGTACCTGTATTACTGCCGTGTCGTGAGGTCTAAAATATTCGTCTTCAACTAGTTCAGGATGAAATTGTAGTAAATGTTGATATATTGATTCGTTTTTGCCAACTCTTATTCTACGAATATAATAATCATTATGCCATGCATGGATACCTGAGCTTGTTCCTAGTACCAATGAAGTTGTTCCCGCAGGTTTTACAGTTGTTGTTCTTGCTGCTGGATTAACTCCAATAATTTTTGCAATTCTAGTATTTTCACGTTTAACCAAGCTTGCTGCTTTTTTCATGTCGTATCCTAATACAGTTCCTGATCCTATTCCGGTCATTGAAACACCTATGAGTGCTTCTTTTTCTGTTGTTTCTTGCCATATCGGTCTTAAGTAATGGAATGATGTATAGCCAGCTTGTAGTGTTCCTATAAATGCCGCTGTTTTTACTCTTTCATTTAGATCATCCTGCGATTCTATATTTGAAACATTTACTTCACAAAGATTACAAAACTGATTTGGTCGCAATGCAATTTCACAACATGGGTTTGTTCCCCAATCCTTGTCGTTATTCAAATAAATTCCTGGTTCACCAGCTCCTGATAGTTCAACTCTTTTCCAAAGGTCCATAAAAAAATCTTCTGTTATTTTGTGCCTCATCAGGCATGCAGAATTATTTGCTCTACCTCGCTGTGGGTTTAATTCCCACCAGTTTCCACTCTTACAAGCTATCATTTGTTCATCATCAGCATTAAATAAGCTAATAAGTGCAGCTCTTCTAATACCTCCGGCCAATACTGCATCTGCAATGTGGCAAACTATATCGTGAGCTTCTAATGTTGTTAGCTTTTCTCCAGTTTGTTTGGATTCTAATATACCAGTTAATTTTAATACACATTCTTTGAGTGGTTGAGGTCCTGGAGCCTTACCACCTGATGTAACTAATTGTGCACCTTTAGCTCTAATGTCCGAAAAGTCAAATTCAATTCTACTTCCTCCACCGTTCATATATGATTTCATTAGAACTTTTACTGCATCTGCCCATCCTTCAATTGAATCCCCAATTAAAAATCTTCTCTTTCTTTTTGGGAATGGCTTACTTATTGTTGGAAGTTTATCTACATGGTGTTTTTGAACTGAATATCCAACTCCTGTTCCTCCTAATAATAGGAACATTGTTTCACTAAATGCATCAATGTGGTCAATGGGTAAATATGCACAATTGTAAATTCTATTTGGAGATATCTCAATTGGTTTACCACCAAATTGTAAACTTCGCATTGATGGCAATACCTTTTTATCATACACCAGTTTATATTTTTCTTCTATTTCCTCACTTAATTGGGGAAAATTCTTTTGGTGCATTTCCTTATTTCTTGTAACTAGTTCTTCCCAAGTCTCTCGCCTATTTAGCTCTGGTACGTATTTAGCGTACTTCATATAAACTGTAATTTCTGATAATATTTGATTTGATACTTCCATATTGTTTTTCCCTTTATTATTTGTGATATTAGATAAAAATAACCGGCTCGTGCCAGTCTATAATAAATATCGATATATACATATTTAAGCTTCTTTATTGTATTTTGATTGTAATACTTTTCTAAGATATTCAGAATGATTGTTCATATCTGCTTGTACATCTTGGCCATCTAAAGAATCTGGTGCATGTATATTTATTTGTCCATTACTGGCATTCATCATACTTGGAAAGGTTATTCCATCTTGACCAAATCTATTTTTTATTATGTGCCATCGTCCTGTGTTTGCTAATTTGTCTTCTATTTTTCTACTTAGTGATATGACCAAATCTGCTGTCATTATCTTTGAGTAGGATTCTGCGATCTTTTCTGCACCAATAATGTCTTCACTAAGTGCAGACCTATTTGCTTGCGAGGCTGTCCAGCATGGTATTTCTTGTTCACCAGCTAATCCTCTCAAGTCTTCATAAATATTACCAAGTTCATGTCGTACTTCTTTACCATGTCCTCGTAATAAATCTGCATAATCTACTATAATAAGATCTGGGTCAAATCCTTGCATTCTACACTTTTCAATATGACTTGCTAGTGTATTTACTGTTCCACCTTTGGTTGGATAATATTTTACAATTAACTTACCCTTTAACTTACCAACAATTTCTTTAACTTCATCAATATGATATTTAAGTTCTTGTGCTTGTATTCCGCTCATTACTGCGTCATACCTCAGTCCAACATAAGCTTCATTTAATTCAAGCGTATAATGTATCACATTTAAACCGGCCTTTACAGCGGCCGCTCCTACGTTTACCAATGCCCATGATTTACCAATTCCGGCTGGTGCAACCATTACTCCTAATTCACCTTTACCTAATCCACCATCTGCAATTTCGTCGACTACATCCCATCCGGTTGCAACTGTATTTCTAACTGATTCTAAATATCGCTCGTCTATGTCTACAGTATATTCATGTCCCATTGTTCGTTCTATACCTGCTTTCATTGCAGCATCAATTGTCATTTTAATTTGTTCGAATTCTCCTCTTGCAAGAAGATTAACAGATTCCATTATTGCAGACTTTAATACTTGGTTTTTGCAGAACTTTATAGTTTGTTCTTTTACGAATTCTAAATCTGGAGCATCTAATTGTTTATAAGAATCTTTAAGATGTTCTACCACCTGAGTCCTTAACATGTCGTTGTCTATTTCTTTAATTTTCACAGACATTACCTCCATAGTTGGAGGTGATTTGTATTCTAAAAAATAATCTTTAATATTTTGAACTATACTTATATTAGCTTCTGACTCAAAGTATGATGGGTCTAATATATCTATGATTTGTTGTAGAAATGCTCTGTCTTTAAATAGTGAAGCTATCAGTTTACACTGAAAGCTATATCCAAAATTACTTAATTTGTCTTTATTCATATTATTTTTCTATGATATTATCTAATGGTAAGAATGAATCTCTAAGCCATAACGATGGATTCTTAAATATTCCATTTAGATTATCTTCTAGTATCATTTTTTCAAATTCTAATTTGTTTAGTCTAGGTATATTTGATCGTACAATGTTTATAATAGACTCTTTAGAATGACCTGAAATATCTACGTCTTGAAGTTGCATTAGCTTGTGATTTGTTTCTAACATTTCTTTAGAATCTTTTAACGCCTTTGACAACTGTGTATTATCTCCATTCTCTTTAACGTATTCAAGAACATCTGATAGCTGGATTTGTTTTTCACCAAATAGTATTGGTAGTCTTTTTTGTAAAGACTTAATTCCAGCACCTCGTATTCCTGGGATATTATCTGATCCATCACCTGTTATACACTTTAATATGATAAAGTTTTTTGAGTCTAGTCCAAATTCTTCTCTAATAGTTTCTCCTACATACATCTTTTTCTTTGTTGGAGACCATACTTGTACCCTATCAGACACAAGCTGTAAGAAGTCTCTATCCGTAGACATTAAAATGCATTGGCTTTTTGGATACACTTGCTCACAAATATACGCCATTGCATCGTCTGCTTCAATATTTTCTGGTGCTAAAGTTGTTAGTGGTAAAGTCTCTAAATATTGGGTTAGTCTATTCATTTGTTGACTCATAGAAATTCTTTCATCATCAATGGATTGAAACGTGTTTGCTCTTGTTAAGTGCTTTCTAACTCTACGATTTCCTTTATAGTCTGGAAATATTTTTCTACGCCTTTGACTACCACCTCTACCATCAAAGCATATAATAACCCTAGTAGGTCTTATATTTCTAATTGCATATCCTATTGAATGCATGAAACCAGTCATACCACCAACATGTATGCCGTCTTCGTTTGTACTTGGGTTTACAGCAAAGCTTCTAATGAATGTATTTAATCCGTCTATGATTAAGATTCTATCGTTTTGTTGCTTTGGAGCAGTGTCTTCATTGAGACTTTCTAATATTTCCTTGTATCTGTTTTTCATATTTATTATTTATATGTTAAATATAACCAATTTTATTCAATCTGGACAATCCTGGCTAGTTATTTTCAAAAAGTTATTAACAAAAAAAAGCAAGGACCCAATCTTTCAACTGAGTCCTTGCAAAAATTTAGTAATGAGATGGTTATTTACTATCCTTGTGGAATTGGTTCAGTTGAAATTTCTACATCATCAATACCTAACTCTTCACTTTTGTAGTCCATTATCAATGTGTCACAAATAAGATCGTAGATTTCCTTTCGTAGTCCTTCGTCTTCCAATAGGGTAGATTTCCAAGTTTTTGAAGTACATTTCCAATCAGTTCCATCTAGCTTTGTATAGGTATACCATGATCCACCTTGCTTAATCAATTTGTATGCCTTCATAATTGTAAGGTAACTACCAAGATCATCTATTCCACTGTCAAAATAGATATCAAATTCTGCAGTACGTAATGGTGGTCCCATACGGTTTTTAACGACTACACATTTTGTTTTAATTCCTACAGTTTGAGCTTGACCATTAACAGTTGCCTTTATTTGGCCTGCCGGTTTTAACCTTAATCTACAGCTAGCATGAAATGCAATAGCTTTTCCACCTGATGTAGTCCAAGGATCTCCAAACATAACTCCCATTTTCTGTCTAAGTTGGTTTGTGAATATCAATGCAATTCTTTGTCGTCCAATCATGTTTGTAATTTTACGCATTGCCTTTGATAATATGATAGCTTTACTAGTTGCCCAACCGTCTTTACTATAGTCAGCTTCTTGTTCTACTTTAGTAGTTGCTGCTGCCACAGAATCGACAACTATACTTACAAGTCTATCTTTTTCACCTTCTCTAACAGTTGAAATAATGTTTTCCATTACTTCAAATATATCTTCAACTGTTTCTAATTGAATATAAAGTAACTTTGCTGTATCAATACCTAGTGCTTGTAGAAATTCTTCATTTATTGCATTTTCAGTATCAATGTAAACAGCTAATCCACCTTTCTTTTGTGTATTTGCTAAGATTTGTGCTGCAACTAAAGACTTTCCTGAAGCTTCTAATCCAGTTATTTCGGTAATTCTACCAACTGGTATTCCTCCATTAGGTCTATTTGATATGCACAAATCTAGCATAGATGAGCCTGTTGATATCCACTCTGTTAAATCAGTTGGAGTATTTTCAGATCCGTCAAGAAAATATGCAACTTTATAATCCTTAAACTGTTTATTTAGAGATTTTGCAAGTTGTTCTGCTAGTGCGTCTTTTTCTTGATTTCCCATATTATTTTGCCTCGCGAATTGATGCCAAAAGACTGGAAACTAGTTCTAAAACTATGCCATGCATTTGTCCTCTACCTTCTAGTTCTTTTGCTAATGCACGAACCATATTAGAATGCTTTTTTAATTGTTCAGTATTCATATTTTTCTCTTCTATTTACTGTTAAATAAGTCATCAAACGCTGCTGATATGTCGTCTGTGCTTTTTGTTGTTGATTGAACTGCTGTTTTTGTATCTACACCTGTTGCAGTAGCCGTAGTTTCTTTATTTTCCCAAGGTAAGTTGCCTACTACTTCACCATCTGTACTAGGATCTAACCATTCTTCTAGAGCTTTCTTTAAATCATCATAACTTTGCTTTTTGAAAATATTAAAAATATCTTCTTGGCCTGTCATGATTTTTTCTGCAATTGCTTTATCCTCTGTTGCAGCTGTTTGATTTGGTTTTACCCTAATTGTTGTTTTTGGATAAGTTCCAACTCCTTCTGATGGAGTAAAGTCAACTACAATATCTCTACCTGAACCTGGATCTGTAATATCACCATAGTCAGGATCTGTGATAAATCCTAGTAATTCTGTATATACTTGTTTACCGAATCCCCATAATTTTACGCCTTCTGATTCTTGTCCTCTAACTAAAACTGGTACATAAGTTCTCATTTTTGGTTCAAGTTTTTTGGAAAGTTTCCAATCATCTGAATTGCCTGTTGATTTTAATTTTTCAGAAAATTCCACTACTGGATCTGGTTCACCAAATGTAACTGGTGAAAGGTAATTCTTTTTACCTAAGTCATAGTGAAAAAATAATTCCTGGAATGGATTATCTCTATCATGTTGGTAAGGTACTATTCTTACTTGGTTTTTTCCTGGACTTGGTTTCCATAAGCTGGAAGTCCTTGTTGTTTGAGACTGTAAGTCTCCGAGTTTGCGTCTAATTGCGTCTAAGTCAATTGCCATTTTTTTCTCCTGTTTTTGTTAATTATTAGTTAATATAATAAAAATATCTCACACTATAAAACTTTTTGTAATTTATTTTTATATTTTTTTAAATAGCTTAGTACAGCTAATTCTTTTGCTTTTGATTCTACAACTACATCGATATCTAGTCCATAGTCATTGATTTCGTCAACGATATAATCTGAGTGTGCTTGCACTTTTATTTTGCTGACTTCTTTATGCATTTTTGCAATAGTTGGCCAATCTTGTAGTGTTTGCTCTGTTATATTACTATTCGACATTAGTTCTTCTACAACAAGAGTTTGTTCTCTACGCCTAGATTCTGAATAATGTGTGCATTGTTTTACATTGCCCCATGTTTTTGCTGCAACTCTTAATGCTTCCTCTTCAGTCAAATCTCCTGTACAAAATTGGTGATGATGATAGTCAAACACAATAGGTATACCAACTACCTTGTATACTCCCCAATACAAATCCGATACTGAATACATACTGGCTTTATCGTCGTTTTCTACGGTAAGACGGGCTTGAACTGAAGATGATGTACGCAAATAGTTTTTGCAAAATCTGTTAAGTGCCGATTTTTTATCTCCATATGCACCACCTACATGTATATTTATTTTTGACATACGAGACTTTGGTAAACCCATAAGATCCATGATTTGTGCAGACTTATTAAGTTCATTCATAGCATTTAGTACTACAGTTTCATTTGGTGAGGCCAATACACAAAACTGGCCAGGGTGAAATGATAATCGTTGGTTATTATCTATTGCAAGTTTTCCTATGGCTTGTAATAAGTCACATATTTCTTGATAATCTGGTAAATCTTTGAATTCATATTCAGACATCCATGGAAACATACTACTCGACATACGATATACTTTTATATCATTTTCGTTGTTCCAATGAATTAGCTGTAATAGGCTTTTCATATTACTTACTATTAATTCCGATGCATAGTCAATGCCTTTTGCATTGAATGTTCTACGTATCATACTTCTGTTACATGATATGCCTTCTTCTCCGAGAGTCATATTTATACATGCGTATCCTAGTTGTTTTGCCATAGTTTAATTTTATATAGTAATATAATCAATTTGTTTAACATAAAAAAATTCTGAGTAAAAAGTTATTAACATTATTTCCAAAATAATTGCACACATATTATGCCAGCTGATAGTATAAGAGAGGTGAATGTTTTTAAGCTAATGCCTTCTCCCATAAACCACCAAGTTAAGACTGCGTATGAGCTTATTCCTAGTGCAAAACCTAAAAATCTGCCTGGCCAAAGAAGGCCGTCAAAATGTTCGTATGCAAATTTAGTACCATATATAAAGGCATATGATATTGTTGAGCCGCCGACTAGAGATAAGATTAAAGGATTGTTTGCAAACCATTTCCAAAGAAATTGGCCATTGGTTTGAAACCAGATTGCGATTTGACCTAGCAGAAAAAGTAGGACACTAAGTGTGAGTTTACTCATAGTTTAATTATTAATTGTTAGTTAGTTATTTTTTATTTAATATAAATATAAACAATTTTTACGACATATAAAAATCTGAGGTAAATATTTTCAAAAACTTTTATTGTTTAAACGAGATAAAATGTAACATATATGAAACAAAACAAACTAGAATGTAACTTATATGATACATTTTCAAAAACTTTTGGTTAATCCTGCACTTCCCTCAAATACACGAACACCAATATCGTTTCGATCAATTAGTTTAATGATTAAATCTATTGTTATCCATTTTGTCTCTAAACTAAGTTTTGCTCTTGGGTTTATATAACTATCAGTGATCCTCCTACGTTTATACTTCACGGCTATTCCATTGTTATGAGTTCCTGTTCTAATTACCACATGGTATTGATTCCCTAAATATAGATAAACATTTTGTACGATATTAAAATAGTAATCTACACCGAAACCGTAATTATGATAATAAGCATTAGGAAATGCGCCGTAAAATGCATATACTGCTGTTTTTTGACGTATTGTGCCAACATCAATATCAAAGTCTAAACCGTTAATCTGATACTTCATGCGACTGTTGTCCTGTATCTCTAACAAATTATTAGCATCAACGCTAAAACTGATATAAGGGGTTTTAAGTGGTTGGGAATAAGAATTTAAACTTATAAATAAAAGTAAGACAATGGTAATAGTTCTGAACATTA